AAACAGAGTTAATCATGGCTGATCAAATACCTATTAGTGGATTGCCCGCTATTGTAACACCCGCTACGACAGATATATTTCCAGTAGTTCAAGCGGGTACTACTTATAAAGAATCTATTGCTCAGTTATTAAATTTAGTCGGCACAAGTTTAGTGGCTGTTTATGTGGATGGAAATTTAGGATCGGATACGACAGGTTCAGGATCGGCAATTAATCCATATGCTACCGTTGGTAAAGCTTTATCAACCATAACAACCGCATCAAATACCCAGCGTTATTCTATTATGGTTAGCGGGATAACTACAGAATCAGCGACAGTTACATTGAAACCGTGGGTAAATATTATAGGTACAGGATTTGTAGCAACGAGGCTTTTAGGCGTTACTACCTTTACTTTTGGAACTAATTTTAATAATACAGCGAGCGCTAATGTCGTTATAAAATCCTTATCTACAAATGGAAATTGGAGTCTTGCACCAACAGGGACGGGAACTAATTTTGTTTATTTTGATGATGTATTATTAGGTGGGACTATATCTTATACAGGTCGAACATCTGTTGCTAATAGTGATAATATTATTTTCGCTAATTCAACGCCTGGCGGTGCTGTTACTATATCAGATGTGAATGTTACCTCTTTTAATTCTGAATATGGTGGTGATATTACTTCTACAATATCAGGCACGCATACGATAACTTATCTTTCACAAGCTGATTCGCTTAATAATATTAATATTACGACTGCAGGTGGTGTATTAAATACTTTCTTAGCTGCAGCAGATGTTATTCTAGGCACTGTAACGGTAACAGGGACAGGTGCAAAATTTAGTTATGATCCTGTAAGCTATCCTCAAACTGCTATAAGTCTTATAACGGGTGGTACAGCTGTCACTCCTAATACTATTCAAAATACACCAATAGGTTCAGTTACCCCAAATACAGGTGTATTCACAAGTTCAACTTATAATGGCGTTATTACTACTGTTAATAGATCGAATAATTCCGCTACTGCGAATCAAACATTAACGTCTGCTACAACAAATGTGCCTTTCCTTTCAGGCAATATGAATGAAGTAGTATTTAATAGCGTCGTTGTTGGTAGTTCTGTTGGAACTGGTTTTACTACTAATAGCACACTTGCAGTAAATAGTTTTTTCGGAAATCTGGCGATTCAGACGCTGAGTACAAATGGAGCTTATATTGATTTTGTAACACCTGCTAATTTAGCGGTCGGTGTTTATATGCTTGAATATGCGTTTATATTTGGAAATGTAAGCCCTATTTTCGATTTAACCTTTAAAGCAAATGGCGCAGGTAGTTATAGTAATTTACGTACCGGCAATGATGCATATACAAATCAAGGTGATGGATTATCTATTTTTTATCGTGAATTCATTACAATTACGACGGCTGGCAATCTAGCTAATTTTCGCTGGACGGCTAATGGTAAAAATGCAAGTTCAACCGGATTTTTTGTAAGAATTGGTGCGCCGCTAAGATTGACAAAATTGGGATAAGATGGAGTTTATTGGAGAAAATTTTTTTTAATTGTCAAAGGCACTTTATAAATAAAAGTGCCTTTTTACAGCCAGAATTAAGAATGTGCCACAATCATTACTTGTAATTGAGCTGCTGCTCCTGGATCTCCTGTAAATGTTACAGTTACTTGCCCAGCTACACCTCCACCTATATTAGATACAGCTACAGGATTTGAAGAAGATAATAATTGTCCAAAAGCGTAGCCAACTGGAGAGCCGGTTGTAGATATGGTAAACGGCCCTTGTCCTGAACCACCAGCAGCAACTTGGGCAAAGAATAAAGTTTTACCGACTACGGAATTAAGTAAATTACCAGCAGCTCCTCCAATATCTTGTATGGAATAAGTAGTCGCTTGCCCATGAGCAGCATTAGAAATAGTTATATTAGTATTTCCTGTATTGGCTACTGCTGCTACAACTAACGAACCTTTAGAAGCCGTGCCTGGAAAAGAAGCTAATGTACCGGCTGTACCTGACAAACCAGCTTGGATATTGCCGCCATTAATTGCAGTAGCAGCATCTATACCAGCGGTTCCGGCGATATCTGTATATACAGCTATGTGGTTTGCAATAGTTGCGCCATTTGCCATTACTACATTGGTTTTGGCAGCATTAGAAGGTAAATAACCCGCATCTTTGATTTGGCCAGAAGTCCCATTAAATACAGCGAAGTCACCGGAAGTAACAGGTAATAATACGTTACCAACAGATACGAAAGCGGTTAAAGTAATTACACTATTACTAATTGATATAGTGAACATTTCGTATGTTCCGCTATTACTCTGTACAGAGTAAGAATAGATCATGTCGATAATATCAGTAGGGTAGAAACTAAAACCTTGAAGAACTTGACCTTGTTTATTGAGATATCCTGCGGCAGTTACTGTAGAGAGATTATCTGTCGTGACAATTTTAACTCTGCGGGGATTTTGACCAATTTGACCTGCTTCATCCGTTGTAAATTGCAATATACCCATGATTAGATATCCTTATCTAATTAGTGTTAGTAAAACTCCGTTGAGATATTGTACTGAGAGAAGTGGTTTGTGTCAGCAGAGAAAAAAATACTTTAAAGCAGTATAAAGACGGGTAAGCACGGGTAAAAAAGAGACCACTTTAATGAGAGTGAGGAAGTGGTCTTGCAGGAAAAGGTGATAGCCTAGTCTATGGGTTGGTTAGTCGGAATAAGACTAATCGGGCTTCGTATGTTAGAACAATCGGTTAATTGGGTTTTCTCAGTTCTAAGTTCTCTTATTAGGAGTTCATAGAATAAATCGCCCCCAAGGCAATTGTGATCGGAATCGAACCGACAACATCAAGAACCAACATCTTGTGCTCTACCAATTGAGCTACACATATAAATTCACCTTTACAGTGGTGAGCTGGCAACGTTATAGGCCTATAACTTAGGATTGAGGCTCCTAGCGGCCTTTCCCATAACGCCCTAGACTATCATTTAAACTCTATTTGTATTGTTGTATTGCACGAGTAGGTACATAGTCTCCCATACTCGCTGGATCTAATTCTAATTCAGTCTGCCAATTAGCTTGCTGGATAGCTGCATCAACTAATCTTAATTGACGAGCATGCCAATCATATTCTTCGGTAACTTGAGAGACGTAAAGTTTAGGAACTTGCAAAACTATATCATCAACGCTATCAGTGACTTTAGTGCGTTGGCCTTTCATTTCGAATAAGTTTGATTGTTTAATATTTTTAAGGACGTCTACTTTTTGCTGTAACTCTTTCCTACGTAATAATGCTTCGGCTAATTTTACTTTCATTGTTATTTCCTTACGAGATAAAGGCGGTAATATTATCACCGCCTTTAGAAGATAGCTAGACTAGAAAGGTATTTTATCGTCTAACTTTTCTGTAATAGTTTCCACTTTGTCAGATTTCACATAATCCTTAACAACATTCTTATCAGGATAGAAAGAACCATCATCTTTGCGCGCACCCTTCTGAACGCCTATTTGTGCATGGCCTATTTTATGAAGTAAGCACTTCGGATCAAATTCACCTTTAGCATAGGTTTCTTCTAACCCAACTGATTCACAGAGATGCTTAATTTTAAAGACCATTCTATCCATTGAAACTAAGTAATCAAATATATTTCTTTCCCAACCTTGGCCATCAGCAATACCAAGTAAGAGTTCTAACATTGCATTACCAGATTTAGAAGTGCTTTGTTTAACGTCTTTGATGATAAATTTATAGACGCCATCGGGCAGTAAGCCTTTATGACTTAAACCGTCTATCTGCTCTTGGGACAATGGATTAAAACGAAATGACATATCTCTCTCCTTGAGTTATTGAAATCTTCCGTGAAATAGGGCTGCTCGTCATGAACAGCCCATTTATAACAATCTTATCTAATAGTTAAATAAGGTTTGTATTGTAACCTAGCGCCAGGTATTACCACACCATTCATCATGTGTGTTAACATAGTCCTTTTGTCTAGTTTGTATTCTAATTTCTTGTACTCTTCACTTACCGCATTTTCGTCATATATATCAACAGAAGCTTTATCTTCCTTGAACTTAATAACAAACTCAGGGGATTTGACTTCTTGAAGTTGAGCGTTTTTCATGTTCATTAGCAAATAGTCTTTCAAAGAATCAACTTGCTTATTGAATGAGGATTCTCGTTTAGCCAGGCGTTGTTTTTCAGCATTAATTGCTTCTGCTTCAGCTTCAAGACCTTTGAAGAACTTAACTAAATTAATGCATTTTCTTTCCATTGGATCTTTAATCTCGTTAACCAAAGCTAAGGCATTTTCATTAATCTCACCTGTCTCCGGGTCATACAAATCACGGAGAGCGAGTTGATATTGTTCGGCTATTTCATAGAGTTTCATATGGCAATATCCTCATGATAATAATGATCCATTTTGTCTTTTACAAATGCGAGATCATTGGCAATATATTTATCTTCAAACATTCCTCTTGGAGATTTTGCTATATGAGCACCATCATTCTGAGTTAAAAAACGATAAGCGCCATCCATTATTTGAGTATGAAGGACTATAGTAAACATACCCTCAATAGTTATCTTTTCATCCAGCATTTTGCCTATTGATTTACATTTATATTTGCCATTTGCATCAGTATCACTATGAGATAAAACAAAACAATATAAATCTTCTCTACAGCCTACTAATTCGCGGATAATTGACCATGCATGCTGCCCAATTTCAGTGAATTTGGTAAATCCTGTTTCTGTCGCACGACGCATAAATTCATTACACATCGTATATTGCCAATCATCAATAACTAAATTTTTAATTTCCGGCCGTTTATTGTTAATATTTCTAATGCAACGAATAAGAGAGCTGTAATCATCAGAAGCATAGTAATTGCCTTGCGATCCGTCCGGTGAAAGTTTAGTGTAGTTTTTCTTATAACCACGAAAAGGCAATGGTTTATCAAGAACATTGATAATAAAAGTTTCTTTAGGATTCAAATGTTCTAAAGAAGTGCTTTTGCCTGTACCAGATTCACCTATAATTAAACTAGTATTACTCATAATTTATCTCCTATAAACCATTAATCATACGATCATAACAATCATCTGGATCAGTACCTTTCGCAACTCTTTCGCTCCATTGCTCTCTTTCATAATGGAACTCTTCTAAAGCAGTATTAAAGAGATATTCCATACGTTTATCATAGTAATTAACTATGTCTGTTTTAATAGAAGTAACAAAGGATTCATTATCTTCTTTCAAACCAGTGCAAAGAGATTTCTTGAGAAAAGCTAAAGTACGATCAAAACCAGGAGATTCAACAATACAGCAGTGTTCATCTAACTTCGGTGTGGCATCCATCATATAAGATGCAAACTCTGCTTTCTCATCGAAAGGAAGGTCATCATAGGAGGAATAATTATAATAAGTAATAAGATCGCTGATATAATTCAGGATCTTCTTAGTTCTATAGCAAGGGTCAATCCAACAGAGCACTTCCATGTTCTCCTTCGGACATAATATAGCATTTAAAGCACGTTTTTGTAACTGTTTCATAGTAGTAGTACCTTTGTTAGTAGTAGTTAACGTAATCAAGTGTAATAGACAAATTTTCTTTTGTCAACACCTTGTAATTAAAAGTATTGATATGGTATAAAGGCAATTAAATGGAGGAAGAAAAATGAATGTACAAGAAAATGTTAAAAAAATGAGATTGCATTTATGTGTAAATCAACGAGAATTTGCTAGTTTACTTGATATATCGCAGTGTGCAATTAGCCATTATGAAATTGGTCATCGCAAACCCAGTCTAAAAACAATTAGAAAGTTTGTGAAGCTCGCAAAAAAGCATAAAATGAAAGTGAAAGTAGAAGATTTTTTGGAATAAACATAAGGATGTATAACAATGACAGCACAGAGAGTAGAACCTATGAAGTTAAATAATCATGAAACTAGAATAGCGTTATTAGAGCAATCAGTTGGACATATAAGCGAAACTTTGAGACGATTAGAACAAAAAATGGATGATGGGTTTAAGGATGTGAATATGAAAATACATAGTTTCCAAGAAGATTCTAAGCAAGGTTATAGAGATTTTGAAACAAAATTTCTTCATTTCGATAATAAATTAACTAATCTTGACAACAAAATAACTACCCAACTTTATTGGGTAATGGGAACAATATTCACCGTAGGTGCTTCATTAGGTGGATTAATGGCACATGGTTTTAATTGGTTTTAAAAAAAAAGATTTTTTATTAACTTAAGGAAAGCACTAATGAGCACAAAAACATCTTTGTTATCTCTATTTGATAGAATTGATTGGCAGATGATAGAACCATCTCGTACTTGGCATAATGCTTTACGATGTGATCAAGTTTCTGTAGGATTTTTACCTGCAAAGATTACTGATGTTAAATTAATTAAGAAAGTAAAAATTAGAGTTGGAAAAGAAGTTTGGCAAACTTTGGGATGGAAAAAAGGAGATAAAATTCATGTTTCCTATGATCCTGATGATGTTTTTCATTATTTATTTGCGAAAAGCGATAGCGGGGCAGGTTTTGCTTTAACAAATGAAAATAAAACAAATATTTTAAGTTTTACTTTTAATTGGTTGCATACAGTAAGTCCTACCTTTATTAAAGCTAGAAAAGTAAAGTTTGAAACTTCAAAAGGAAGAATGATTTTACGTTTTCAAGATAATGTAGAGAGTAATTAATAATGCAAGAGAATTTCTTTGCAGAAGTAACCCCGGACATTACTGATAAGAAGAAATTCTGTCGTTATCACAAATGGGTACGCGATGAAGACTTTATTAAAGTGACTGCTAAATCGTCAGGTAAAGAATATGATCGGTGCCCAGTTTGTGAGCGAGTTAAATTAGAGAATAAGAAAATTCATTTAGCAGATTGGGAAAAAGAGAAGAAAGAAGTTAGTGATTATTATGTCCGTACAGTTTTAAAAAAAGAAAAAAGAACTAAATTAAAGATGGATGAGTTTCCCTATGAAATGATACAAGCTAAAAAAGCAGCATTAATGATTAGACAAGCTGTTAAGGAATTACAGAAACCATTAAAGAAATGTATACGTCATGGTGATTTATATGAGAAGGATTGTATTAAATCTGGCAAAACGAAAGAAGGTGTGCAGCTTTGGAAATGTAAAGAGTGTATGAAAGAGTATCATGCTATTCATTATGATAAGAATAAAGAAAAAATTAATGCTAAAACTAAAAAATATTTCGCTGATAGACCGGGATTAAAAACATCTTTAAATAAAGCACAAAGATTACGAATCAGATTAGATCCTGAGAAATATGAGATATATAAGACTAAAACAAGAGAAAGATTTAAGAAATGGGAAGAAGCCAAACCTGAATTCGCTTTACATAGAAATAAAAGATATAAGAGATTAGCTAGAGCAAATTTAAAACATTCTTATGTGAGAAATATTTTAGCTAAAGATACTAATTTAAGAGCAGCTGATTTTCCTATCTCTTTAGTAGAAACGAAAAGAGTTTGTTTGCAATTAAAACGCGGCATAAAAGCAAATAAAAATCCTTTTTCAAAACAAGATAATGATGTAGAAAAGATTACCAAAGAATTAGATGAACAGAAAGAATTAATAACTAAACTTAAGGAGATTAGTAAATGAAAGAAGAAGTAAATGATATACGTAATATGAATGATTTACGTGAAGCTGGAATTGATGTACTCCAGAAATTACGTAGGAAGGAAATTGATGTGGCTGAGGCTGTGGCTGCTGAAAAAGTAATAGGACAGATTATTAGTTCTGTTAAATCACAAATGGAATATGGGAAATATTTAGACGAAATTCCGGAGATAGATTTCATGCAAGACGCTCATAGACCGCAATCCAAAAACTATATTGAAGGTGAAAGAAGTGCAAGAGAACTGCCCCACAAAAAGCAATGAAAATTATAATTTGCGCTGTGGTTTTTGTAGAAAGTTTGTGTACTTAGGTGACAAGGAAATAATTCAATATTGTTTTGAAGATGAATGGGAATATACGTGTAAACAATGTAATGACCAAGTGCAAAGAAGGTTTGAAGCATTAATAATATCAAAATACTTAAAACAACAGAAAAAAAGGGGCGGAGTAAGGTGACCGCCCTTAATGATGTGAAGTTACTTAAGGAAATAACAATCGCTTTTCAGCATAGCAGTTAAGTAGATATGTGTTAAGCGATTTGTATTTAGTAGTTAAGTAGATTTTAAAGAATGACAAGCGTAAAGTGGATAAACCGCCTCTTGCGAGGAGGCGGCAAAAAGAATTGGTCACCGGTCGAGGTTCCCGTTTCCGTCTAACAACCGCAGTTTACCGGGTTGCTATGGAAGAGGCAACTGTTAATGAAATGGAGATTTTATGAGTCCTCGTATATCTCATTATGGCTATAAAGATTATAGCGCTATTAAATTATTAGTTGATCAATATTTCAATCTTAAAGAAGGTGAATCTTATGATGCCTTCATCCAGAAACTTACCAGAATATTAAGAGTTTAATATGAGTAAATTACCGCCATTTGGTAAGTACTTATATTGTTTATTAAGTGAAGATAAGTCCCCTGTGAATGATGTTTATATTTTTATTGGTAATAAAGCCTGGGAAAAAGCAAAAGGATTTCAAGTTATTAGGCCAACGACTATGTGTTTGCCGATTACAAATGAACCAGACGACTTTCAATGGCCAGTGATTAATTGTGATGTATTACTTTTCGATACTTCCCTATCTTCTGAAAAAAGAATAGAAAAATTAGCTGCTTGTCTTTTTAGAGATCGAGCAAATATTGTTCGGTATATATCTGTCGATTATCAATTAAACGTTTTCAATAAGGATTTTTGAATATGAAAGACAAATCAGCATCACAATTATTAGCGGAGAATAATATCAAACAGTTTCCAGGGGTAGAAGAAATACAGATTGTGACTGAGAATTTGTCTACTATTAAACCAGAAAAGGTGGAATGGATATGGCAAGACATTTTAGCCAAAGGAAAAATTACTCTCTTTGCTGGAGAGCCAGGGGTAGGTAAGTCTCAATTATTACTCTATATTGCTTCAGTTTTAAGCAATGGAGGAAAGTTTCACTTTGCTAAGACGAATGTTCCGGTATCCAAGGTATTACTCATTGCGGGAGAGGATAAAATGAGTGATACCGTAATTCCCCGCTTAAAGGCATTAGGAGCTGATATAGGCAACATTGAGCATATCAAGGGTATCCGTAGGGTAGATAAGAATAAACGTGACTATTACGAGCCTATTTCGTTAGACAGCCATATAGCGGACTTAGAGGATATAATCATCAAAGGCGGATATAGTGCAGTTATTATTGATCCTATTTCAAGTTACCTAGGTTCAGCAGATGAAAGTCGGAACAAAGAGATTCGGGCTATTCTCGCTCAGATTACGGCTGTCTGTGAAAGGAACAATTTAATCGCTATTCTTAACAGCCATTTTAACAAACCTTCAGGCAATATGGCGAAAGGTGCCATTTATCGTGTCATGGGAAGCATTGGGTTCGCTGCTGCTGCACGAATTGTTTATGCCGTGGTAAAAGATCCAGACGAAAAATCGAGGCGCTTATTGATTCCTATTAAGAATAATATAGCTCAAGATGAGAACGGATTTGCCTATAATATCAAACTTACTAATGTTCAATGTGAAGATTTTGAAATTTCTATCGGTAAGGTCGAATGGTTGAATGAAATAGTAACCCGGTCTGCCAATGAAATCCTTAATACTACCCTCGAATCAGTTCCAGCCAAGCTAAATGAAGCCCAAGATTTCCTTTTGACCCTTTTGAAAGAAGGTTCCGTCCCAGTTTCAAAAATTAGACAACTCGCAGAAGAGCAAGGAATCTCAATCGGGAGATTATACGCCGCGAAGGATGCTCTAAAAATCTACGAGGACTCAAATCCTGTCTCCAAAAGAGGCAAGCTTTGGATGCTTCCAGCCTAAAACACCAAACAGACAGACAAACAGACAAACGCAGACAAACCGCGCCACGCCTACGTTTCGCTTTGTCCGCCACAGACGGACAGACAGACACAAGTGATCAAAACTTGAACTGGTAATATTTTAGACACTTCTGTCTGTCTGTCCGTCTTAGAGCCTATAGACAGACATAATATATATATATATATATATATATATATATCATATAGTTAGGTAGTCCCTCTGTCTCATTTGTCCGTTTGTCTGCGTGTTTACCTATGCCAGGGACGGACAAAAGAAATTGCGCATTTTCTGACATTGAATAGTGGGAATATTTACTATTTAATTGACTTATTGGGTTTCATAATTTATATTTTAGATCATGACTTACTCAAGGAAGGGGAAGGCAAATCTACTACCGACAGAAGAACAGGAACAAAGAGCCTTAGTGCAGTGGTTAGAAATGCGGGGTATATTGTTCTATCATGTTCCAAATGGGGGTATGAGAGATGCAAGAGAAGGACGAAAGTTCAAATTGCTTGGTGTTAAGCCGGGGGTTCCGGATATTTGTATTCCTATTGGGTGTTTTGGGTATCACGCTCTCTATGTTGAGCTTAAGCGGCGGGTGGGCGGAAGTTTATCTGCATGGCAAGAACTATGGATACAAGCCTTACGCAGCCGAGGAAATAAAGCGGAAGTAGCAAATGGTTGTGAGGAAGCAATTAGCATTATTTCAGAATATCTAGGGATTTAAGTAGTAATTATTAGTAATTCTAGGAATTTAAATCAGTTAAGGAAAACTAAAAATGTTATCACTTTGTTGTCGAGCGCTTTTGCGTATGGCGAGTAATTTTTTTTATGTTGAAGAGGATTATTATTTATGTTCATTTTGTCATTTGCCTTGTGTTAAGGTAATTGAATATAAACAAATGGATGATAAATAAATGTCTCTTTTTGATGAAGCTATTAAATATGTTTTATCGAATGAAGGTGAACTACAAGAAAATGCAAATGATCCAGGTGGAATTACGAATTTAGGTATTTCACTGAGGTTTTTAAAGAATATTCCAGAGGAGAGATTACGTGGGTATGGTTGTATTTGTCTTAGTGATGATGATTTTATTACCTGTATTAGAAAGCTTACTATAGAACAAGCGAAAGCAATTTACTTAGGAGAATTTTGGACGCAAGCCCCTTTTGCTAAGATACAGTTTCAAGATCAAGCTAATTATATTTTTGATATGGCTGTAAATATGGGAATTTCTCCAGCTATTAAGTGTGTTCAGCGTGCAATATGGGCAGTCACCAAGATATGGAATGTATTAGTTGATGATGGTGTGTTAGGTGACCAAACATTATTAAGAATTGCTACATCTGGAATTTTTCTTATGCCAGCTTTAAGAGCTGAAAGAGGTTGTTATTATAGAGAGTTAATTGAAAGATATCCTGACAAAAGGGATTTTTTGAAAGGTTGGTTGAATAGGACATATAGAGAGTAGGTAAAAATGTTATTAATAATGTTTTGCTTGTTTTTATGCTTGGTGGAGTTTTAGCGCAATGATGTAAGGAGATTATGAATGGATGCTATGTTAGAGAAATTGATTTCCGTTGTAACTGCCTCGGCGCCTTTATTGGGTTCTGTATTAGGCTCGCCAATGGCGGGTATTGCTATTTCTTTGTTAAGTAGTCATTTTGGGGTATTTCCCGATGTAGCTAATATTTTAAGTAAAATTACTTCAGTTGGAGATGTAGCAAATACATTAAAGCAATTAGAAGATCAAAATAAATTAGCTTTACAACAATTAAACTTACAAGCTTATCAAACAGAAGTAAGTGATAGACAAAACGCTAGAGAAACTGAGGTACAATTATCTCAAGGTGGTAATAAAGATTTTGTACCTCATTTAATAGCAATATCTTTTCTAATTACTTATGTAATGGTTCAGGGATATGTTGTACTTTATCCTTCAGCAGGAGCGGATTTGATTTCGGCTCGTGTTCAGGATATTTTTTTAATGATTGCTGCATATTACTTTGGCTCGTCACACCGGGGTATACTGCCCCCGTCTTGATGTAATTGTTTATGAAGAAAAGAACTATTATATTTTCTTCGTAACCATTAGTAACAATATACTCAATTATTACTTTTGTAGAGATATTACTTTTTTTAAGTTCTTCAATTACTTCACTAATATCAATCCAATCACCAAACATTAATATAGTTTTATCATTTTCTTTTACGAGTATTATTTCCTTGATTGACATATAAAGATCCTTATTTTTTTAAGAGTAGATTTAAATCGTTTTTACTAAAGTACTCAATCATTAAACCAATTAATTCACTTCTGCCGAGATGTATTCCCGTTATTGATCTTGAATTATTTTTTAAATTATCAAGTTTTTTTAACTCTTCTTTATAGAATGCAATACTACGTTTAATTTTATCCATTTTTTCCTCACTTTTTTAATAAAATGTTTAAGTCATTCTTACTAAAGTACTCAATCATTAATTCTAATAACTGACCCATGGATAAATGCACGCCCAGAGCAGTTTTAGAGTTAAGTGAAAGCTCTTCAAGTATTTTAAGTATATTTTCACTAAAGTAATGTGTGCGTCTTATTTTAGTCATTTTTTTTCCTCTTTATTTTATTACAATAAAATCAATATCTTTGATTTTAGTGGTAATATTATAAAATCCCATAGAACCATCAGGAAAGTGCCATATATATTTTTTTTGTGATGAATTAAATTTATATTCAGCTTTCATCATTTCTAATTGATCGGTACTAAAATGAGCTAATTTACAAGCTTCGGCGAGCGTCATAATTTTTCCTCTGTTTTGTTAGTATTAGCTAAATAATCTATGCCTTCTAATATATAATTACGTGCTTTGATAAATGCCATAATACTCTCATGTAGTAAGTCTTGATTGACATTATCAATTTTGCGTAACGCACGACAGTTATCTATTAGTTCATCTAGTCTGTCTTGAATTATTTTAAGAGGATTAGTAGCCAGAATTTTAGTGCGCATGTTTCTTTTCCTCTTTTGTGGTTATATTTTCTTTTAAAAAGAATTCTACCGCCGTTTTAAATAAACGAAATATTTCAGGTCTGCTCATTGAAGTACTTTTTTCTGTGGCATGAATATGTGCAGCGACGAAACCTGCATATATATTCATGAGTATTTCAAAGACTATCTTAGAATCTTTTATATTCCCTAAATATTTTTCTGCTATTTTCATTTGTTCTCTACGAATATTGTTTGTGATATCTGCTTTTTCTTGTTCTGAAAGTTGCATTATTATTTCCTTATGAGAATAACAAAATTAATAAACCACCTATAAATAAATTCAGAGAAGTTATTCCTAGGCATATTTTAGTAAAGAAATGTTTTTCTTGTTGCATACAGTGAATCAGGATAGCGCCTGCGATATAAAATAATGGTGCGTTAATATTAATCATATGTATTTCCTTAAATATTAGTTACGTGATTTTCATGTTTGTTCGCATTAAATCCACACCAACTACATAAACCATCCATCACATTAAGTGCATAGTTTTCATTGTGACAGAGAGGACATTTAAGTAAGCCTATTCTTTTATCTTCTCCTTTACTGATAAAGCCTAATCCTGAGATTTTATTATCATTCGATTGCCAGCGGACATTGAGTTCGTCATAAGCTGGAGAGATGTTGTAAGTAATTAATTTGAGTTTCATTGTTAATCCTTTAAGATAAAAATAATTAATATCGCTGCAACACATAACCAACTAACACTATAGTAAATACATTCTTGCCAAGACATACTTATCTCCTTACATTTAGGGGTAGGTGGCTACTCTGACTAGCCAAGCCTAGTAATTTTAATGTTTTAATATAAAACTTAATGCACCGATGACTAAGCCACTACAAGCAATCATCATTGCGCCAAGTTTAATTATTAATTCTTGTTTTAATGCTGATAAATCTTTTTTAGTAGCGAGAGTGTCATCTATCATTTTAGCCATACATTCTGCATGATATTCAGCATGTTCTCTTTTAATACCAATAGCCTCAGCGCCTTTAACATATTGCAGTGTATCGAATGGTATAGTAGTCATAATTATTTCTCCTTCGGTATGAAATTTTCTTCTAGTGTATATTTTAAATCTTCTATTAACTGTCTTAAATCCCATTTATCCCATGCTTCAAATGGCTCCCAGATAGTAATACATTCTTCTTCATCTTCTATCTCTCCTGTAATCAGATTAAGAATAGTGATATAGCATTTATCTTGTGGGATATTACAGAGATATTGTGCTAAGGCTGTGTATTCATATGGTGTTAGCATTCTGTTATTCCTTGATAGTTGATTGTCTGTAATTACTTAACTCTTCTAGCTCTTGTTCAATAAAGTTAAATGCATTATCAATATGGTCACATTCATTTCTATAATGTTGAGAAGGCGAGCATTTAGCTAAAATTTCTTTATAAGAAATTAAAACTAACCATATCTTTTCTAATTGAGAATCTCGCATTTACATTTCTCCTTCTATAATTTTTCTAGCTACTGACTCAACAGCATACCAACACAGTAAATTTTTGAGTTGTTCCATTGAACCTACATTTTTCTGACCATTAAAGCTTGCTATTAACTGCATTATCGTTAAACCTTGATCTTCTGCGTCCTCATACAACATATCCCATATTTCTGTTTCGAATTGGTCATGAAAGGCTGTTGTTTCCGTATAGTAAATCAATCCATTTACTCCTCCTGAGCAGCCATGGTTAACGATATCTTGTAATTGGTCGGTACTGTATTGATCTAATAAATATTGTTTAATTGATTGCATTGTTATATTCCTTAAGTTAGTAGTAGTTATTAAATATTGAATTTATTATGTATATCTATTCTATATCCTAACCAGCATAATGCAGTTAATCCGTGTCTATAGTTAAACCAAAATCCTTGAATATAAGGACACCATGGAAACAAGCCTTTTGCATATTCTCTCTTGCGAATTGTTATCTTCATATATCACCTTATTAGTTAGTAGTAGTTAACGAAAAGGAGTTTATCCTCATAACAATACAATGTCAATACTATTTATTACATTTATTTAAAATATTTACTTACTTAATTGACTAAGCATATATATAGAGTAATAATATCTTAATGAACACAAAGCTTGTTAAATGTACACAATGTAATGGAATGAAACAATTATCTTCTCTCGGTGGGATGTATCATGATTGCTCTTTGTGTAAAGGTACAGGATTTAATCACATACAATTACTTGACCCTGAATTAGTCAATGAGATGCACATTGCTAGAATGGAACACAATAGTAAGTATGAAGGGGTAATGAAGCGTAGAGAATTAAAGCAAAGGTTAAAGAAAGAGGGGAAATTGTAGGAGGAAGGTGAAGGAAAGGTGAAACTTTAACGAACTCTCTTAGGGCACACAATGAAAAATGATAAACTTACGCAGAAACAGTACAATTTTGTTACAAATTACATTAAGAATGGATTTAATGCTCGTCAAGCTGCACTTAGTGCGGGTTATTCTGAAAGTTTTTCAACATCTGGTTCAGTTACTCAACTCATTGCATTGCCACAAATCAAAGAACGTATCTTATCAGCCTATCAGACAGTCGAGTTAGCGAGACAGCAAGAGTTATGTTTAGCTATCTCTGAGAAAGCAACTATCTTAAAGCAAATCATCTATGACATTGTTCCTAAGCAAGGCGAACCTAAGCGAGACTTATATCCTGTTGCTATCAAAGCTATTGCAGAGCTAAACAAGATGCAAGGAGATTACGCGCCTGAGAAACGATTAGCTGTAACAGTCGATGCAACCAAAGACAAGCTCAAAGACATTTCTAAACTTTATAAAGAGTATTAGCGTAACAGTACATCATTATATCATTGTAACAGTACAATCACTCAAGTACCCCTACGCCTACACCCATTGCATCTGTAAAACTACCGAGGGTCAATGGCGAGAGTGAAGGGGTTATATACACCAATACACATACCCACATCACCAATTTAACCCCATACATACTGCCTTAAAATAACCTTGCCTTGCAAAACAATACTATACTACACACCAGAGAACCTTAGAGAACAATAATGATTACATTTGAATACAGTAAGAGAGTTTAGCACTTAGAACGTGCTTTCCTTTAACTTTCTTAATAGCTAACTTACCAAACTCCTTTAATCTCACTCCCCTTACACTAACTCGAGAAAACAATATCAAGGTTTATGGTATAGGAACGGGTCTTGGGAACATATTCGTTAGATAAGCGTAATAGAGCATTTTCTCTGTGTCAAGTACTTTCGTGTAGGATATTTGCTATACTTTAATATTAGTAATAGTATTAAGTACTTAAGAGAGTAGTAATTTCTTTGTTAGAGGGCTTTACTCTAGGAATAGTATAGTATAATATGCCTTTCGTTAGTACTTAGTTAACAATTATTATTAATAATAGTAATTAGTAATAATGTTGGTAATTGCAATATGGCCTTAGGAGAGGATTAGTAGCCTCTCCTGGGGAAGTATAATGTAGTGTGCGGTAGTGTATAGCCAATTAATGCAGAGTAAAGTAAGGTTAATTATAGTGTCTAGTGAAGTATTGTTTAGTTCTGTAATCAACAGAATGGTAAGGTGAGGTTAATGAATTTAGTAGCGTACTGTATGGTAAAGCCAAGTGTTGTTTTGTAGGGTGGTCTAATCTAATGTTTATATACTTTGGTGAAGCTTATATACAAGTAGAGAATATTGAGAGTATTAGAAAGCTTAATACTAGAGGAGTTGGTAGTTCCTATATATTACAAATAACAGTAAGTAGTGGTAATCGCCTGGAGTATTTTACTACAGAAGAAGATAGAAATGAGAGGTTAAAGGAACTCTCTGATGAAATAGGATTTGAGTTAGAGGAGGATTAGACTTAGTACAGTAGTGTGTTGTTCTGTATTATACAGTTTAGTAAGGTAAGGTTTTAAATACTGTTGAGTAAAGTTCAGTATTGAGAAGTCCTGTGCGGTTCTGTTTAGTAAGGTAAGGTTTTTAATAGTGTTCTGTTGTGTGAAGTGATGTGTTTTGATGTAAAGTAAAGTGAAGTGAGGTTTTTAGAAAATATAGTATCTTGTAGTGTGAAGTAATGTATCGCGATGTTTGGTTAAGTAAACTATAGTAAGGTAAGGTTAATAATTTAAGGTAGTAACAATGAAAATAAACATAGAAATAACAGGTACAACCCCCCTCTTGATGAACCGATTTAACATTGAAGAGTCTAAGATTAAAGAGAAGAACTTAACCCCTAGAGAAGCAGCTCAGAAGGTATGTTACCTAGATGAGAAGGGTTATCTCTTCTACCCAGCAATGAATATCTATGCTTGTATTATTGAAGCTGGTAAGTTCCACAAGGATGGTAAGGTGAAGATTACCACTGCCAGAAGTTCTCTTATCCCTGCTTATGTCATGATTGAAGGAGAGTACTTATACTTTCCTGATGACACTACCTGGGAGGTGGACTCTAGGGCTGTTGTAGTGCCTTCGACTGGTGGGAGGATAGTCTGCCATAGGCCTAGGTTAGATAATTGGTCCTTGGAGTTTGTATTGAGTGTAGATGCCAAGTCTTTCCCTCCTCGTCTGGTGAGACAGATTATAGATGATGCTGGGAGTAAGGTGGGATTAGGAGATTACAGACCTGCGAGGAAGGGGATATATGGAAGGTTTGTAGTGAGTAGTTGGAAGGAAGTGTTGGAGTAGAATGTTATATAGTTCTGTTTGGTGAAGTTGTGTGCCGCGATGCATTGTGATGTTTAGTAAGGTAAGGTTTTTAATAGTGTTCTGTATAGTGGTGTATAGCATTGTTTAGTGGCGTCAAGTAAGGTAAGGTTTTTAATAGCTTAATTTTTATACTGTTGTGTATTCTTAGGCTGTGTACTCTTTTGTTTAGTGAAGTAAGGTTTTTGTGAATAGTGTTCTGTGATGTAATGTGGAGTCCGGTTTTCCTCAGTGTTGTATAGCAGGGCTTGGTAAGGGTTTTTAATAGTGTGATGTGTCGCATAGTACAGCGAAGCGTTGTTATTTAAGGTAAGGTTTTATGACTAAAGTAATAGAATGTAAGAGCTGCAAACCTCATGCTTATCAAGACAAGCAGTATGGAAATAAGATGAGAGTACATAATTCTTTCTCTGAGAAGAATGAAGTTAAGTATAGATGTACAGTTTGTTTGAATGAGAAGAATAAAACTTAGGTAGTGCATAGTATTCTACGGAGAGGTTAGGTAAGGGATTTATTGCTCGGTTTTGCGATGTTAAGTTTAGTTTAGTGATGTAAAGCAAGGTAAGGGATTTATTATTTAGTGGAGTCAAGTTCAGTATTGTGAAGTGAAGTAATCTTGGGCAACGCAAGGTAAGGGATTTTTAATACTTGGTAAGCTGGTGTTTAGTTGGGTGAAGTGGTGTGTTGTGAAGCAAGGTGAGGTTTTATGATGCAGGGAAATATTGTATCAGGTAATTATTGCATGATTTGTAATTCTTATTGCTGTGGTCATATATTTGGTAGCGCAACTGTTAACCAAATTCAGAATATGATGGGTAATGCAGGATTGATTGGTATTCCAGGACAATTAGCACAGATAGTTACAATAACTGGAAACAAGAACCGTAAACTTTTATTACTAAGGAGATAGTGATGGCTTTAATGAAATACACAGAAGTACTTGCTCTAGCTAAAGACAAGATTAAAGAAGTAATGGCTCCTCTTCGTGCAAGAGAGATGAAGAAGAAAGCTGAGTTAGAGATTGCTAAGTTAGAAGGATTTATTGCTGAAAAAGAACAGAAGATACAAGAGTATGCATCTACTTATCCTGTAGACTTTGATAGGATGATAGATGCTTTAGATGATCTTGAGTTAACGAAGAGAAGAATGGAACAGTTTGAGAAGATCATTAAAGAGATGTTTGATTAACACTAGTATAACGCTGTGAAGTTGTGTCGGGTATTGTCCAACGCAGTGAAGTAAAGTGAGGTGAGGTTTAAATTTAAAAGCAGTACTGCGCAGTAATGTCGAGTATTGTCTAGCACTGAAAAGTAATGTAAAGTTTTTAATTTGGTCAGGTGTGGTGTAGTAGAGTAGGGTTATGTAATGCCATGCTTGCTAAGGTAAGCTAAGGATTTTTAATCAACTAAGTGAGGTGTAATATGGAGTTCAAGAAGTACGAAGCATCAGTAAGTTTAACTCAAGATGAGAAAGTAAAGGAACTAGCGGCTGGAAGAACCAAGGTAGCTAAAGAAAAAGCTAATTTTGAATTAATACGAATTAATTCATCTATTACTGAAAAACAAGAAAGTCTAAATAGATATTTGACGGAATTTAATATTTGTTTTGATTCTGTATTGGATCATCTTCTAGATATTAAACAATTAGAAAAAAAGAAAGGATTGTTAACTGATCTAATGAAGCAGTTATTCTAATACTAGCTGGGACGTAGTTCAGCGGTAGAACACTTCCCTGTTAAGGAAGCTGTCCCTGGTTCGATCCCAGGCGTTCCAGAATGATATATGAAAGTTTATGTAGGTAAGGACTTGTGGCCACGCACATTAATGTCGAGACTTATAGGTAGTGGTTATACGCTGAAATGGGACAGTCTTACCTACCCCAATTAAATGCTGTAGTGTTCTGTGGGGTATAGTAATGTTAAGTTAGGTGAACTAAGGTAAAGTTAATGCTGTAATGTGATGTCGGCTTTTGTTATGTGATGCGCTGATAGGTAAAGTAAGGTTTAATAATTTAATGCTTACAGAAGAGAACGTGTAGTGCGATCGACTACAGGGTTTCACTCCTTATTTTGATTTCCCTAAGGCCGCTTCTTCTGTGAGCGCCAATGCAAATACGACAACAGCAGGCGGACAGTGACGCCGGTGTGAGCAGTGAGAGGGGAAGCGTGGGATAAACCTCTATAGTGAGCGGATAAGTGACCACAATCGCGAAAGACTTCCAAGCTCAGCATTAGGATAATACGTGGTGACTATATTCCTAACTCGTAGCATGCTAATACCAAGTGAGTGCAATTCTCACCTGTTGTCACTAAAATAGTTTACGGTCACATGAACGTGTCGGACGAACGCCGACGGGGTACCTGATAGATACTAATCCTTTATTGTCCTCCCTAAAGCCGTATGTGACCACCAGTTTGAGGTGGAGTAAAGCGACTGAACAGGGCGCTAACGGGTTGCTAGTCAACCTAATGTCGGGAGTCCGAAGGGAGAATTACCCCTACTCTGCCTCCAAGTTTATGGTACTCATTAACGTTGAGGGTGGCGTCAATCCTCGTATTAGGTAAAGAAATCCTGCCGCGGCAAAAGGATGTTCTGGACTAATATAAAAATCCAGTGAGTACCTCCAAGTTTTTGTGCAGTATAGTGTCGTGTACTTTTGTTTAGTCCAGTGTAGTAATGTAATGTAAGGGTTTTAAATGATTGAACATGAAATAGAAGAATGTAATTCATGCGCTGGTGAAGGAATGATATATATTCCAAGATCAGACAGAACTTGCCGATGTTGTCATATGGAAGAGAAGATAAAACAATGCAAGCAATGTCATGGTAAGGGTTTTGTATGAATCTTCCCAGAGATTTAAATTTTCCTATGCCTACAGGATGGCAATGTCCTGTTTGTTTTGCTGTTATGTCACCTTCAATACCAAGCTGTTTTCATTGTGTTCCTTTGAAAGAAGGTGAATTTAGAGGAAGAGTTTGCATGAAAAAAGATGTGGATGAAGATGTATGACAATAGGTGATTCTAAATATTATTGCCCTAAACATGGTAAAGATATTGGAGTAATTACTAGTACAATGTCTATTATTCCTGGTATATGGTGTGGAGCTTGTTGGATTGAATCAATTGATAAAACTTGTGAGAAAGTTATTGAAATAACCGAAGAGAATGATTAATGGAATATATTTATCTTTTTGAAGCGCATGATAATGGATATGGAATTAATTGTGATAGAACCTATTTTTCATCAGACAAACCACTGACTCAAGAATTGGTTGATGAATTAATTAAAAACACTAATCCTATTGCTGGTAGGGTAGGTTCTAATTTCGAAGATTTGGTAGAAGGAGCGGCATGGAAATTAATTACAATTAGACCATTGAAAGGCCAGCATAAGGTCGAAAATACATTTCATAACATAATAGGAAATTATTAATGGAGGATGGCATCTATCAAGTGACAACTCCTTATCTCTGCGCTGGTTTTATTGTTAAGAATGGTAAGGTGGTTCGCCGTGCTCCGATATTAAAGAATATGTTTTACTGGATGGCTAAAGCAGTGAGAATAGGATGAGTGCTTGTTATTGGTTTCATGTTAATACTGAAAAATGTCCTTACTGTGGATGGAAGCTAGGAATGAGATGGCCTTATGCCTGAAACTTGGTTTACTTCTGATACTCACTTCGGTCATAAGAATATTCTTCTCTATGAACCTGAAGCTCGTCCTTTTAAAACTATAGAGGAAATGCATGAGAAAATCATTGCTAATTGGAACAGTGTTATTGGACCATCTGATCTTGTTTATCATCTCGGTGATTTTTGTTTTGGCAAAAACTGGTTACCCATTGCAGGGCGTCTTAACGGTAGAAAAAAATTGGTTTTGGGTAATCATGATACTTATGCAACTAAGAGCTACTTACAGTTCTTTGAGAAGCTATATGGTTTATGCTTCCTGGAAAGATGCATTCTTAGTCATGCGCCAGTCCATCCAAATGGTCTCGGAGGAAGATGGTTGTTGAATGTGCATGGTCATTTGCATAGTAAGTTAGTAATGAGTAATGAAATAATTGCTCCTGAAAAAGAATACCCCATGAATTGGTGTATGGTGCCAGATGAAAACTATTTCAACGTCTCTATCGAACAAAACAACTTAACTCCTTTTCATAGAGATGTTATTATGGAGCGCTTGAAACAATTAAAATAATGTAACAAACAACTTACAAGGATGTAAGCTTGGCTGAACGTAACTTGCTCGAGGAACGAGCACAACTTTATTCTTCTCTACTCGAGTTTACTAATTATTTCTTCGCCATTCGCACTGGTCGTAAATTCGAATTATCCCAACCTGAAGGACGTGAATCTCATTACATAACTATCTGTCGCGCTTTAATGAAAGTAATGAAAGGCGAGACAAAGCGCCTGATAATTAACGTACCTCCTCGCTATGGCAAAACAGAATTACTCATACACTTCGTAGCTTGGGCTTTGTCTCAATATCCAGATTCTAATTTCTTATATGTTTCTTACTCTCTAGGTTTGGCTAAGAAACAGACAAAGACAATTCGTTCAATTGTCAGTACTAAAGAATATAGAGATATATTCGAAGTAGGTATATCAGGTGAAACATCCGCACAGGGAAACTTTGAAACAACTAATGGAGGAACAGTATATGCTGCCGGAGCCGACGGGGAAATTACAGGTCGTGGGGCTGGTATTAAGGGTAGTAAGCGTTTTGGTGGGTGTATCGTTATTGATGACATCCATAAGCCTTCTGAAGTCAGTTCAGATACTATTAGACAGTCCGTTAATGATTGGTATTTCAACACCCTGCAATCCAGATTAAATGATCCGGAGAAAACTCCAATTATCATGATTGGACAGCGCCTTCATGAAGATGATCTTTGCGCTAACTTAATTAAATCAGGTGATTGGGAGACAGTAATTATTCCGGCGTTAGATGTCGCTGGAAATGTACTTCACCCAAAAATGCATAGTCGAGAAGCTTTGGCCAAGATGCAAAATACAATGCCTTATGTGTTTTCATCTCAATACCAGCAAGATCCAATGCCAGCAGGTGGTGGTATATTCAAGACTGACTGGTTCTATATAGCTGAAGAAGAACCGAATATCCTCACTACTTTCATAACTGCTGATACCGCTGAAACAGATAAGAGTTATAACGACGCTACTGTCTTTTCATTCTTCGGTTTGTACAGATTAATGCAAGGTGATATTGAAACTGATATTACTGGATTGCATTGGATTGATTGTGCTGAATTACGAATAGAACCAAAAGACCTTGAGACTGAGTTTTTGAAGTTTTATCAAGGATGTATGCGTTATAAAGTTAAGCCAAGAGTTGTTGCTATTGAGAAGAAGAGTACTGGTGTCACACTTCTATCTGCACTAAAGAACATTAGAGGCCTGCAAGTTTTTGATGTTGAACGTACTAAAGCTTCTGGTAATAAGACAACTCGATTTTTAGAGATTCAACCCTATATAGCAAGTAAGCAGGTCTCTTTACCAAAAGAAGGTAAACATACATCTTTTGTTGTAGAGCATATGAGAAAGATCACCGCTAATGACTCGCACCGACATGATGATATTGCAGACACCTTGTATGACGGAATTAAATTAGGCATTATAGACAATGTTATTATGTCTTATAATCCAGAACGTATAGCCGCTGATGAGAAAGTTGCTCGCGGTGTGATGGGTAGTTTTCAGAAATTGCTGATGTTACGAAGTCAGCGTTAGACACAGGAAGTGTCACCTAGGAGCAGCAACATGGATGTTGCTAAGAAATACGAAGATGAACTTAACCGTTTAAAGAAAAACGTAAAGAATTCTTACGTTTACTTCCAACCTAATTATAAACGTTTCAATGATTTTCGTCGTTTTGTTTTTGATTCTAGTTTAACTGATGATGATAAGATGGTTCTTGATGCACTCAAGAAACCAAAGATAGAATTTAATATTGGTGAAGCTTTCATTTCCCGTTTGCGCGGTGAGTTCTCTAAACAACAGCCCTCTATTAAAGTAACTGCCGATGATGGTTCGGAAGTCTCGTCTCAACTAATTCAATTAATTGAGGATCACTTACGCCACATTCTTTTTGAAGCAAATGAGAATGGATGTGAGTATAACGTCTATACTGACATTCTTAGCGGTGGTTTCTCTGCAATAAAGATTACTACTGAATATGCGAATCCAATGTCATTTCAGCAAGTAATCAAGTTCGATAGAGTATATGACCCAACTCTCGTAGGCTTCGATCCTTTGGCAAGACTTCCGCATAAAGGTGATGGAAGATTCTGTTTTGAATTATTCCCTAAGTCCAAAGAAGAATTTGAACATGATTACCCGGATGTAGATTTGCATGGCATAGACTTTACTCGCAATGTTGATGGATTTAGTTGGTCGTATTCTAATAATCAAGAAGATGTACTTTTAATTTGTGACTTCTATGAAAAGAAGAAAAAGAAGAAACGTATTGTTCAGTTAGTTAATGGCTATGTCATGCCATTAGAAGATTACGAACTCTTCGAACAGAAATGGAATGAATCTGGAATTATCGAACAAGTTCCTGCAATTAAAGGTAAGCCAAGAACAACTGAAATAGAGACAATAGTTCGTTATCGCTTTGTAGAAAATAAAATGCTGGAATACAAAGAAACTTCTTATCCAGCTCTTCCGATAGTTTTTGTTGATGGCAATTCAATTGTTATTCGTGAAGGTACTAATCAAGGTGCTTTCATTCAAATGACGCGCCCGTATATTTATCATTTGAAAGGTTTGCAACAACTGAAGAACTTCGCTGGTCAAACGCTTGCGAATGAGTTGGAAAATTTAGTTCAGCACAAATTTAAAGTTGCTAAAGAATCATTACCTGATGAACAATCTTATTTAGATGCTTATACTAATATTCAAATAGCAAATACTCTTGTCTATAAAGCATTTAAAGATAATGATCCCAAGCAAGCTGTTCCACCACCAATGGAGATACAACGTGTTCCGCCGCCTTCAGAAGTTATTAGCACGTTCACCCTTGTTGACCAGATGGCTCAATCAATTCTTGGTTCCTATGATGCTAGCCTTGGGATTAATGACAATCAGTTATCGGGTACTGCTATTGTCGAAGGAGCAACTCAATCCAATGCCGCAGCTATGCCTTATATTGTTGGATTTCTCCAAGCATTAAGTCAAGTTGCTAATATTGTTGTGCAGATGATTCCGAAATATTACAAAACTCCAAGAACAATTCCTACAGTAAATGGAGATGGTCAGCGTTCTTATCAGGATATAAATAAACCTGGACAAGTTTCTTTTAATTACAATGAGAATGTTCTTTCAGTAAAAGTAGAAGCCGGTGTTAATTTCGCAATTCAGAAAGCACGTACATGGAATCAGATTGTAATGATGAGCCAATCAATGCCAGTGTTCGGTCAATTCATGAATGCTAAAGGATTAAAATTTATTGTCAATTTAATGGAAGTCGATAATCAACAAGAACTCAAAGAACTTGCGGATCAATTCATGCAAGAGATGGCACAACAACAACAAATGCAAATGAAGATGCAACAACAGCAAATGCAAAACAATCCTGCTGTTCTCAAACAAAAAAATGAAGCGATGAAAATGCAACTTGATGCGCAACTTGGCCGAGCAGAATTGCAAGTCAAAGGTGCGAAATTAGCTGTTGACAAACAACAAGCTGATACAGATTTCATGAAAGTTTTGGCAGAAATGCACAATGCTAAAGCTCAACTTGTAGCACAATCAGAAAAAGCACATGCTGAAGAAACTCGTGCTGCGGTTGATCTTGCTATCAAGCATACAGATATGAAACATTCTCATGTAATAGATCACTTGAGCTTAATGCATGAAATTGAAAAATCAAAAAGGGAAGCGAAGAATGCAAGGTCCAACATTTGAAGAACTTAAAGCAGCAATTGAAGTATTCAAGAGATATGGTGTTACTGCTAAAGAACTTTATGAATGTTTGAGTAAAAGAGTGAAAGATTTAGATGAGGATTTTGAAGATGAAGAAACAGAATTGCGCAAAGAAATCTGATTTAGTTAAGATGAAAAAACAGATTCTTAAAGAAGATCATAAAGAAGATGATAAGAAGTACGTTAAGAAATCAGATAAACGCAGAAAGAAGTAATCAACCTAAAGGAGTACATTAACATGGCAAATATATCAATGCACGATCATCCAATGCATAAAGGTCCGCATCATGATAAATACATTCACGAACACAATCGTGGTTCGGGTTCTTTCGGTGGTGCTAAACATGAAACTTCTATGGAAAAATTAGAAGGTCATCTTAAGTCAGAAGATGTTGTGGGCCATCAAGGGAAGATGAGTAATAAAGGATCTTATTAATTATGCCTTTGAAGAAAGGAAAGGGTAAGAAAGTCATTAGCGAAAATATTCGCGAAATGGTGAATGCGGGGCATCCTCAAAAACAGGCTGTTGCAGCTGCATTAAGTACTGCAAGGAAATCTGGAAAAAAGATTCCCCGCAAATCTTCTAAAAAATAAAGTTAAAGGATAGCTTTATGTTCTCAAAATATTTCACCAATCCTACAGGTTGGTATGAATATGAAAAAGGAACATTTGGTTGGTCATTAGAATTATTTAAAAAGGATGAACAAATGAAACCAAAGAAAAAATCTGCTCCATCAAAAGGAAAAATGATTCCCGATAAAAAACCAGAAAATTCCTATCAGAAGGGTGCTAAGCGCGCAGTAAAATCTCGCAATGCTGGTAAACGAGAAGGTTGTTAAAGTAATGCTTCAGCTTAATCCGCCATTGCCTATGCAAACTCCAAAAGGTTCTGGATTGGCTTGGGTTTTATTAGATTATGGTGCTGAACATGATCTAATGTGGGTTGTTGTTATTGATGAAACAAGAGAGATCTGGACATTCAGAAATCCAGAGATTCGTGCATGTAAAAATATTACAATGGGAAGAAAATAAAATGAGCGGCTGTCATGTTCCAACTTCAATCAGTACTATCGGTAACATTGCTTATTGCCATACTTATTCTGGTGGTGGCTGCGGTTGTCCCTGTCACAATGGCCTCATCTCTAATCCGAAATGCTGGTGTACTTGTAACAAAATTGCGGCAAATTTAACGATATCTACTGATCCTAAATTACTCAAACTTGAAGAAGATCTTAATGTTCTACGTAGAACATTTAGGGATTTTTTCGAGGATAACAAAGACAGAATGGTACAAATTTTGTCTAAATTAGAGATCTTTCTGAAGACTGAACGTCCAAAAAAACCACATACTTGTCCTGTCTGCCAAGGTAAATCTAGTCAAATAATTAAATGTCTTCCGTGTGATGGCAAAGGAATTGTATGGGGATGAAGGAATCTTTTTCTTATTATGGTCGAATGGATGAGTTGCAGTTTCCTCCTAAACATTCAATTGCAGATGATTTACTTAAAGAAAGGAAAAAAAAACAAATGGAAGATGCAAAAGAAATGGAAGAGCGCATTAAACGTCATATCACAGAATGCAAACGTGAAGTAATCAAACGTATTGATAATTTATTTAAATCTAAAGGAGATACAAATGGAAACAGTAAAACAAGTGAGCGAGATTCCGGCATTAAATGAAATTGTTCAGAACATTGAAAATGTTTTTAAAATAATTGATCGATACCAAAATTCACGACCCGGTTCAATTGCTTTTACTAAATTAGAAGAAGCAATTCTTTGGTTGCAAGTGATGGTACATAATATTCCTGTTAAAGAAAATGTTGCTGAACCACTAGCCGTAGAAACAAATTTACCACCAATTGTAGATGCAGTTGCAGCATAAGAAAAACACTATTGACACAGAAGAAATTCTGGGCGTAGGCTGATTGTACGGAACTATCCGGTAAAATAGTCGCTTACTCGAAGTGCGGATCGAGGCAATACGCTGACAACGGCAACAGTCAATGTAAGAGGGACACGGGCTTATGGATCAAGCCGAAGGGATGCAACATCAGAATATAGCTCCTGTTGTACCACCTGAAGTTGCGCAAGAAGCGCAAGAGAAGGTGTTGAAGCAAAGTGAAGTCAATGAGCTGGTAGGCCGAATTAAACATGAAGCTTATCAGAAAGGATTGCGAGAAGGCTCTTCTCAACAGCCTGCACAGCCAATGCAACCCGGACAATCTACGCAAATTGGCGGTGGCTTAGGTGGAATGCCTTCGATCACGGAAGATCAAGTCCGGCAATTAATTGCGGATGAATCGCAGAAGCAAGCTCAGATGGCAGCAGCACATAACACTTTGAATTCTTTCGTACAGCAAATGGGTGCAGGGAAAGGTAAATATTCTGATTTTGACGAGACTGTCGCAAAGTTAGGTGATCTAAAACATTACCCGCACATTGTGCAACTAGCGGCAGGCGAAGGAAATGCTGGGGATATAATGTATGAACTGGGACGGAACCCAGGCAAAGTTGCCTCGCTAACAACACTTGCTTACATCAATCCCGATCTCGCCAAACTTGAAATGAAAAAGCTTGCTGATTCAATTCGAACAAATGAACAGCAATCTAAATCACCTTCTGTAGATGAACCATTAAGTCAAGTCAAGCCCTCCACGGTTGGCGCAGATAATGGTTCGAATACTGTTCGTGATTTAAGACGTAAATCTTGGGCGAGAGCTTAAGAAACAGTAAGGCCGTTATCTCCAATTAAGAAATGGATTTTTTAACTTGGAGTAATAGACATGGCTCTACCTACTAATGTACTTCAACAAGTACAAACGTATCAACGTTCTAACTTAGCGTTATTGGAAAACTTAAATTGTTTTTTAAATATCGCGAATACTCGATTTAAAGACTTCGAAAAAATTACTGCAAACTTGGGAAGCACTGTCACGTTTGATTTGCCTCCACGTTTTCAGACTGCGCAAGGTTTAGTTGCTTCATTCCAACCTGCAGTTCAACGTGTTCAAAATCTTGTTTGCGACCAAGCTAATAACACTTCTTATGCTTTCACTGCACAAGAAAGAATTTTCAATGTTGAGAAAGATACTGAATCTTACATGGAAATGTTTGGTCGATCTGCTGTTGCTGAAATGGGTGCTTTCATTGAATCGAATTTAGCATTGAATGCACATAGTGCTGTTCCAGTTAATACCATTGTAAATGCTCAAACTGTTCCGACTGGTGCATTACATACTGAATCAGGTCCTTTCCGTTTCTTTGGTGACGGTGTAACAGCAATTAATTCTTATCAGCAATTAGCGCAGATGATTGCGAACTTTAAAAACTTTGGCAGCGTTAATCAAGGCATTAAAGTTATTCTGCCTGATGTCAACATTCCACCGATTGTTGGTACTGGGTTAAATCAATTTGCACCTACTCGTAACAATGACATTGCAATGTCTTGGGAAGTTGGTGAGTTTGGTACTCCACCAGTAATGTATTATCAATCTAACTTATTGCCGACTCACGTGTCTGGTAATGTTGGTGTAAATGGCACGACTTTAACTGTGTTATCTACCAATGATCCTACTGGCGCTGCAATCTCTCAAATTACTTTTAGTGGCGCTGGAACAAGTGATGCAAATGCAATTTTCTCCGGAGACTTATTGCAATTCCAAGATAATGTTTCTGGCCAACCAAATATGCGTTATCTCACTTTCATCGGACATGTTATTTCTAACCAACCTGTGCAAGTCAGAGCTTTAGCAAATGCTGCTTCGGATAGTTCTGGTCATGTTGTAGTGAATATTACCCCAACTCTCCAATCAACTCCGGGTGGAACACAAAACATTAACAACAATATTGTTGCTGGCATGCAAGTTAAAGCATTGCCATCACATCGTTGCGGTTTAGTAATTGGTGGTGATGCGCTTTATATCGCAATGCCAAAATTACCAGATCAATATCCATTCCCGACCGCAGCTGAATATGATCCAGATAGCGGTGTATCCATGCGTATGACTTATGGTTCGCTCTTCGGTCAGAACCAAATGGGTATGATTCATGACGCGACATGGGGTTCGGTCTTGGTGCCAGAATATTCCATGCGTATTGCATTCCCGATGTAATGGAATGGGGAGAGAAATCTCCCCTTATTGAAACGAATTTTAAGGATGAAATTATATGTCTCAATTAGACCCAATTGTTAATCAACCCTCATTTTATATTAATGGTTTGCAAATCTCTAATGATGCTACTACCCCAAATAGCGTAATTGATATTGCAGCAGGTCAATGTAGAGATTCAAATAATATTATTGATATGGTATTGGGAGATTTTTTAAATGAAGGAGCGGGAACGGCAAACTCTAGCACCTCCCTCAATGCAGCTATTAATGGTGTTAATGGGTTGGATACTGGTTCTCTTGCAGCAAGCAAAGTTTATGCGGTATATGTAATCGGCGATTCCAGCAATAAACAGCCAGTTGGCACAATTTTATCTTTGAATCAAAGTGTCCCTGCGCTTCCTTTTGGATATGATTCTTATCGAAAGATTGGATACATGACTACTGATTCCAGTTCGCATTTCTTAGTTGGTTATTGGTCAGCTTCCGCTATTGGTGTAAGAACTTTCTATTATGATATTCCAATTTCAGTTGGAACTACTGCTAGTTCTGGTACGTTAGCTCAAGTTGATTTAACTAAATTTGTACCTTTAGTTAATAATATCCCAGTATGGTTGCAAGTTAGTTTATCAGGGACGGCAAATGATACTTTAACTATTCAGCCAGGAAATGCTTCTGCTAGTGGTGTCACTGTATTACTTACGGCGCAAGTAACTAGCCAAGCATTCACTGATAATGTAAAAGTATTGGCGCAAACAGTTGCCATCTCTACAGTGCCTTCTCCTACTATTAACTACAAGAATAGTGGTACTGATACTATTACTATGAAAGTAGTAGGTTATGACGTTTCATTATAAAGCTATGAATCAGGGATTGATATATGGCTTATACGGTAACGGAGCTGATTAATCGTGCGTATAATTTATCACAAGTTGTTTCTCGCGAACTTGAAATAGTAAGCGGTCAGCAGACTAGTGATGGATTAACTTGGTTAAATGCTCTGTTATCGTTGAAATCAGCACACTCAAGATTGATTCCTTATTATCAGCAATATCAGTTTAATGCAGTCATAGGACAGGAAGAATATTTCGTACCTGAATTGGTACAGCCAGAAACTCTTACATTTAATATTGGTCCGGTGCGTTATTCAACGCAGCCAGTTTCACGTCGTCCTTACTTTGGCGCAGGTCGTGTGGATAATATCACCTCTCTTCCTTTCAATTGGCATTTTGAAAGAGTATTGGGTGGAAGCAATATTTTCCTCTACTTCATTCCAGATCAAAATTACCCGATAAAGATTTGGGGGAAATTTGGATTTGATAATGTCACTTTAGAACAAGATTTACTTCTTACTTATGATGAATATTACATTGATTATCTTCGCTATCGTTTAGCACTTCGTATTTGTTCTGAATACGGCATTCCAATGCAGCCACAAGCAATGGATGAACTCAGAGAACTCGAAGAAGCAATGACTGATGTAAGTCCGCCAGATATGACATTGACTAAGTATTCTAATCTTGGTGGAGAGACTGGAATTAATTGGGGCGATATCAATATTGGTCGTGGGTGGAGGCCTGGAAATTGAAAGGGCGCTCTCCTACATTTACTCAAGTTCCTCTTGATATTGTCGGCTCAACTGTCTTTGGTCGCTATCCTAAGATCTCAGTTGAGCAGACATTCAATATGATTATCTCAGATGGTTTTCTTGTTCCTTATGCGGGACATATGGAAGTTGCTGAAATCATTCCCGCTGGTCAAGGAAGAGCACTGTTTGCGAGTACTATCTTCAATCACATGATTGCTGTGATTGATAATGGTGTCTATGTTATCTCGCCTAATTTAGCTGTGAATAGAGTAGGTACAATTTCTACTTTCAAGGGAGATGTTTTCATAGATGAGAATGTCTCGAGTCAAATTGCTATTTGTGATCAGCAGGCAATTTATATTTACAATACAGTAACCGGTGCATTCACTAAACCAAATTTACCAGATAATGTTTCCTTTGGCGGATCTACTTTCATCCCTGGATATATTTCCTATCAGAATAATAGATTTGTAGCTGCTTCTATTGGCCAACCAATATGGAGATTATCAGCTGTCAATGATGGAACTTCATGGCCTGCCGATGCTCAACATGAAGGGACATTGCAAACCAAACCTGATAATGTAGTAGCAGCGCAGCGTTTTCCTGGAAGGGGGAATTTACTTTATGTCTTTGGTAAAACTGTTACTGAACCTTGGCAAGACGTTGGTTTACAGTTATTTCCTTATCAGCGGAATTCTTCTGTTAATATTGATTATGGTTGTCTTAATCCAGCTACGATAGCTTATAACGAAAATATCATGGTCTGGCTTGCTGCTAATGAAAAGTCAGGGCCAGTGATTGCATATTCGACCGGCGGAGATATTAATCGTATTTCCACAGATGGAATAGATTTTAAATTTACTACATTAACTAATCCTGGTAATTCATATGGATTTCTATTCCGGCAAGATGGTCATCTCATTTATCAATTGACTTTTCCGGATGATAATTTAACCTATATCTATGACTTCAATACTAAGAAATTTTTTACGTTATGTGACGAAAATGCGAATGCGCATATCGCAAAGCGTATTGCATTTTTTAATGACAAGTATTACTTTGTTAGCTTCATTGATGGCAACCTTTATCAAATTAGTACACAATTTACTACTTACAATGGAAAGGAAATTCCCAGGGTTAGGGTGTGCCGTAATATTCGTCTTCCTGATGGTTCTCGTTTTGCAATTAATAATCTTACATTTACTTTAGAACAAGGTACGCAAGAAAATGTATTTCTTTCTGATAATCTTTTAACAGAAGATGATCAGATTATTATGACGCAAGCTGGAGAGAATATAACTGTTGGTGTAGGCGGATTAAGAACTTTTATTGATGAACCTTTGCAAACTCAATCTGGATTAGATCTCTTAACAGAAATAAATGAAAATATTTTTGCTACGGTAGTAAGTAATTTTCCTCAACCGATTCCTCAATCAGTACATTTATCTGTTTCTAAAAACGGTGGTGAAAGTTTTGGTACTATATGGTCTAAGAATCTTAATCCGCCAGGGTTGTTTAGAAACCGATTGATTTACTGGCAACTTGGTGCAGCCAATGATTTTGTTCCGCAGTTTAGGTTCTGGGGTTTGGGAAGATTCGTTGCTACGGATGGAATAGTGAGTATCTATCAATGAACATACCTAATTTTGAGAATGTACAGTTTGTTGATAGGAATGGTTATCTTACTGAAAAGTGGGCTTTGATCATGCAGCAGTTGATTACTGCTTTGCAGACGAATTTATCGAATGAAGGTTATATTGTCCCTAGTCAAACCGCAGCTAATATAACTCAGATACAAACCAATGTTGCGGCTTCATCAAATCCAGCTGCGTATAATGGCGATCTATTGTATGATAGTACGAATAATAAATTAAAAGTAAATCTCAATGGAGCTTTCAAAGAGATTGTAACGTTACCCTAAGTCTAAGGATGGGCTATGGATGATATAAGCAGAGCAGGATTAGTTGGCGGTGGCTTGAGCTTGGGTGCAGGCTTAGGCAGTCTTTTTGGTGGTGGCGGCAGCGATCCTTATAAAGCTGCAGCTCCTTTTTTGAATAAAATTCCTGGCGCAACACACCCTTATTATGATCAATATATTAGAGCAGGAAATCAAGCCTTATGGCAGCAGTACGGTAATTATAACAACCTTCTTAATAATCCTGGACAAATGCTTTCTCAATGGGGACAGGGCTATCAACAGTCTCCAGGTTACCAATGGCAATTAAATCAAGGTGAGCAAGCAATTAATAATGCTGCGGCAGCCGGCGGGATGGCTGGTACTCCACAACATCAACAATATGCAGGTCAACTCGCTTCTAACTTGGCTAACCAAGATTATTATAACTATCTAGGTCATGTGCAAGGATTATATGGTGCTGGTCTACAAGGATTGAGCGGAATAAATCAAATGGGTTTTAATGCTAATGATCAGATGGCAAGAATTATGGCTGATCTATTATCTCAACAAGGACAGTTACAATTCGCTGGTCAAGCAGCAAAGAACCAATCAGAAGGACAAGGTGCTGGAGATATTTTAGGTGGAATTGGAGCAATAGCTGGATCTGTTTTAGGAGGTCCGCTTGGCAGTGCTGGCGGTGGTATCGCAGGAAGCGCTGTTGGAAATGCTGTGAGCCATATGTTTGGAGGTTAATTTATGGCATGGGGTTTAGCTCAAAGAGATTTTCCAGTACTGACTCCAGGTCAGATGAATCCTTTTAATCAGGCTTTTCCAGCAGCAATGCAAGCTTATGGCGATATCCAAAGAAACGCATATCTTCCATCACAATTGCAAGCTGATATTTTATCTAAATCAGCCTATGCAACTTATGCACCATATTCTTATATTATTAAAGGATTGACAGATCCAATGATTTTAGCAAATATGACACCTGACCAGATTAACAAACAGGTTCAAAGTTTAGCTAATATTCCTTCTAATCCTTTAGATGCAATGCGTAATAATTTTAGAAATAACCAACCAGGACCTTTATCTCAATTATGGCATTCGATATTTGGAGAAGGTTCGCAATCTCCTCAAGCCCAAACTTATAATAGCGTACCGCAAGCTTTGGCAGCCAATCCTGGAGCCAAACAACAATTAAAACAGACAGGACAATATACTCTTCCTGGACCATCTTCGGTTACTCCGCAACTAATTAATGCAACTTCAAATCAACCACCTACATCTTCTAATTATAAAGGTTCTAGTAATGGAGTTGATTATTCTGATCCTATGATGAATGCTAATCATAAAGATTATAGTGAAGGTGGAAAATATCCCGCAAGAAATGTTGCAATGGCATTAAAACTTCCCTCCGCAGAAAAAAAAGCAGCTGATGAAGCGGCACTTAAAGGAGCAGGTGAAGGTGCTAAAGTTGATATTGATGAAATGAATAAATTAAGTAAAGAAGCTGCTACTAATAGTACAAGTGGATTTAATTTATTATTAAATGCAACGAAATTTAAAGATGCTTATGATAAAGCATGGGCAACAGGTCCTCTTTTTGATCTACCTATTTTTGATAAAATATCTACATTCGATCCTAAAGCAGTTGAAGCTGCTAATTATTCTAATAATGCTGGCGTAGAAATGGCCTCAAAATTATTTGGAAACAAAATTTCTGATTATCGGGAAAAACTAGGACAGCAAATTAAATTTCAACCTAAGATGCCTAAAGAAGCAGTGCATGATGTTTTTGAAGGAATACAAGCAGAATCACAGAGATTGGAAGAAAATTCTGATTTTGTTGATTATGCACAAAATACTTTAGGAATAAATGATCCTAAAAAAATAAGAAATGCATGGTTTGATTATAATCGAGACGTCCCATTTTGGGACATCAAAACACAAAAACCAATTCCTTCAACTCCAGGACAATATAAAGATTATCTAAACAATAAATTAGGTAATAAATATAATAATCAAAATGCCAATACCCAAATAAATATTAATCAACAATATTCATCTGAAGTAGGTAATCAAAAAACTAATTTATCTGGTAGTGCATTATCTTTAGTAAAAGATTTTGAAAAAAACGGATTACCTAGTTTTGATTCTCCTCAACATTATAAGGCTTGGTTTAATAGACAGCCTCAATTAACTAAAGATGCTATAAGAGAATATCTGCGTCGCAAAGAATCGCGAGGTGGCTGATGTCATATCAACCTACTTTAGCAGATACACCTTCTTCTGGATATGTTCCTAAACTTTCTGATACGCCAGAAAAATCTGCCGTTGAAAATTTATTATCACAATTGCCTGATCGTTCTGAAAAAAAATCTCAGCTACAACAATTAGATGAGTTTCTTGTTCGCCCTGAAGATCGTCCTAGTGTTAGAAGAGCTGCTGGTTATGGAATAATGATGGGCGGTCCAGAATTAAAAATACTTTCTAAAATTCCTTATGCTAGTTCTCTATTGCCAGCAAAAGGTGCAGGAAAAATTTTAACTGACTATCTATCCAATATTGGTAAAGTCGGCACTTCAGCTGCTCTTGGAAGTAAAGTAATGGGATTGGATAATACTCAATCTGCAATGAGTGGTTTATCTGGCGCAGGAATTTCAGCTATTACAACGCTTTTATCGATGGCAACATCTTCGTTGAATCCTTTAGTTAGATTAGTTGCCGGAACTGGATTAGGAAGTTTGGCTGGTTATGGAATAGGCCAAATTACTGGCGGCTCTCCTTATACAACTGCGGGCGGTGGTATTGCTGGCGGTTTATTAGGATTGCGTGGAGGAGGAGCTGCAGAATTAGCTGCGAGAAATGCAGCGGAATCTTTAACGCCCGAACAAGTTTCTACTGCTATCAAAAGAGAAAATGCTGGTGCCCAGATAGGAATTCCTCTTACTTTAGCTGAAAAAACAGGAAGTCCTGTAATTGGTGCAATGCAACAAGAAGCTGCTATGAGTGGCCCTGGTAGTAAGATTCTTTATCCTTTTGGATTGCGAAGACAGGGGCAAGAAGAAAAAGCTTATCAAGATTTGTTGGATAAAATTTCTCCCAAAAATGCTAAAGCAACAATTGAAGATAAGGCTTATCAAGCCGCTAGAAATAGCAATGCTATTGTTAATGTTAATCCTGTCATTAAACATATTGATCAAGAACTTCCTAAATATGAAGAAGGAAGCAAAATAGCTAAAGCACTTAAATTGGCTAAAGATAGATTAAGTCTAACTCCAGAAACTTCTAAAAAATTTCAACAACAACTGGAACCTTTTAACAATCTTGAACAAGGTCTCCAACAAAATGCATTAGGCTTGCAGAATAAATTAGAGGAGTTAAATGCTAATCCTCCTAATTCTTATTTAGGTGGCATGAGTAATCATCAACAACAAGTTGATCAATTGCAACAAAATCTGGCTAAACATCAGCAAGTTTTATCTGATCTTCAATTAATGAAACATGATTTTATGCAAAAAAGCGGTATTAGTCCTTACGAAAATACTGTGGAAGGTTTGCATAATGCCAAATTAGGAATACAAGGATTAATTGAAGGGCAAGGTGAAAATGCTATTGGTAATACTGCAGCTGGAAAACTTAAACAAGTAAATAAAATTCTCACAAAACAAATTAAGCAAGCAAGCCCTGAATATGCCGCTGCTTCACATATTTCTAATTTACGTCAAACAAGAGAAACTATTGAAGATGCAATGGCATCAAGTAGTTTGTCTGGATCGAATTTCTACGACAAAATTTTAACAAATCGAAACAATTATAATGATTTTTATAGAAGATTAGGCGATCCCTCAAATCCAAAAAAAGTTACTGCAGCTCAAAGTAATCTGGCCGCAATGAAAGAAGCTTTTCCTGATTTAATAGATAATTTAACTGCAAAGTCAGGGAAAGCTTTAGCTGAAAAAGCTGGTGAAATCCATGTAAGTTTAGGTGGTTTAGCAAAAAGTTTTTTAAATAAAATTTATATGGACAGATATAACAAAGCAGTTGCAGAATTAATGATTAACCCCAAATGGGCTGATGAGTTACATGCTATAGCAAAAATGAAATCTGGAGAAGATCGAGGTATTCGTCTTGGAAGACTAATATCTAAAGCTGCCATCACAGGAGGTGTTGGCGCTTATAATGATTATCAACAAGGAAGTAGTAATAATGGCACTCAACTCTGATTACATGATAGCTCCTTCATTGGAGATGTACTTCGTCGATAAAGACACTGGTCTTCCTTTGGCGAATGGAAAGGTTTTTTTCTTTCAAGATAGAGCGCGTACTTTACCTCAGCCAGTATTTGAATTGAGCGGAACCGAACCAAATTATACTTATACTGAATTACCAAATCCTGTAATTTTAAGCTCAGTCGGAACATTTCAAGATGACAGTGGTAACGATATCATTCCTTATTACTTCCCTTTTATTAATGATGTAATAACTGGCACCCAGATTATCTCTCTTTATTACATTGAAGTTTATAATTCTGATGGCGTACTTCAGTTTACTCGTCAAGCTTGGCCTAATTTTATAGATCAGACTGTTCTATCAAATAATGACATAACTAACTTCATCCCTAATGGACAATTCCTATTTCATACTAATGTACCAGCTTCAACAGCAAATAGTTTTGTCGCTGGAAAAATTTCTTCAACCAGTACGAACGTAGCGCCTGGTGGATGGTATTATGAAAATACTAGCGGATTATCAGCTAATGACTTTGTAACTTTCACAGCATTAGGAACATCTACTAATTTTTCAGATAATCCAGTTTATGCGATTATTGTTCAAACAGGATCTAGTTCTGATAGTTTAAAATGTTTAGCTCTTCGTTTTCCTGGGGTAAGTACATTCGCCAGTGATGTTCTCCCTCTTAATTTTTATTTTGAAGGGATGTCTAATAGTGCAGCGAGTGTTACAGTAAATATTGTTATTAAAAAATTCTTTGGCTCTGGTGGAAGTGCAACACAATTAAGCAGCCCTATTCCGGTTACTTTAACTTTAAATACAGCTAAATTTAATACTACTTTATTATTCGGTTCTAATGCTGGCGATATGATTGGTCCCAACGGTGATGATTATGTTGAAATACAGTTACAGCTTCCGCCAACAGCTGCTAATACAGTTGAGTTAAGTAACTTTGCTTTAACTTTAAATGATACAAATTTAACTGAATTCCCAACGCAAGACTCTTATCAACAGACTGCAGAATTAAGTGCAGGTTCTTTACCGCAGCCTGCCGCAGATGGCAGTGATTTATATTTACCGATTGTCTACACGCCAAATGGATTTGGATATGATCTTACTCCTATTGGTAAAATATTCGGCTCGATGAATAATACTCCAGGTATTGGAGAATTAATCTGTGATGGATCTGTATTTTTAACTAATGATTATTCCAGTGATGGTATTCCATATTCAAGATTGCAAGCAAAAATATTTAATAATAGCTTAAACGTTCCTATATTTGGTAATGGTTCAACTTTCTCAATTGCTTATATTAATAGTCAATCATTATCTCAAATAATTCTAAATGCTAATGCTGTAACTGCTAATGCAACGCCGGCAAATGTAAGTGGCACTCCTATTAATGGAACAGTTGGAACTCCAGTTGCGGGAGCTGCCACCACTAATTACAAAGCCTATGCAAATGGCAATGGTGTGGTAACTGGAATATCAACATTTACTAATGGAACACATAACGGCAATCAATGCGTCGATAATAATACAGGGATGACTTTTGTTAGTACGCATACTACGAATGGATCAGTAGGAACTTATTATGAATTCTATATTACCGCTTTACCAGCAGCTAATTTAGCAGGCGGAGGAACAGGACTTTATTTTACTTACAGTAACAATACTGTTGATTATAAAGTTTGGTTTAAAATTACCGCAGAAGGACCGCCAGCCGCAGGGGGCGCAACTTTAATTGAAGTTGACTTAACTACTTGTCCGACTGCTTCTGCAGTTGAAGTTGCCAATGCTATTGCACAAGCAATTAATTCTTTCCAAGTAAATACTATTACTATGAGCGCTGCTTCAGGAATAACTTCCGGGAATTATTTTTCATTTCAGACCAATTCTGCCGGAACAACCTATAACGTCTGGTTTAAAAAAGATGGTACAGGAACTGCACCCGCTGTAAGCAATTTAATAGAAGTTGATATAGCAACTGGCGACACGGCTGCCAATGTTGCAACAAAAACTCAAAAAGCAATTAACTCTTATAAATTCGCATTACCTGATTTGCGTGGAATGTTCTTACGTGGAACAGATGCAACTCATATTTGGGATTTGGATGTAAATAATCGTTATGGAATAGCAAGCGCTATTCTGGGTTCAAATGTAGGTAGTTTTGAATTAGATCAAATCTATTCTCATAAACATAATAATACGGTTCAATTAAGAGGTAGTCAGCCAGCCGCTCAGATAATCGACGCATCTTCAGCAGCAGCTGCATCTGGTCCTAATAGCACTGTTATTACTATCAATGAATTTGGCGGAACAGAATCTCGACCTGTTAATGCTTTTGTGACATGGATGATAAAATATTAAGGATAATTAATTATGCCAGAGATAAGTCAATTACCTGTAGCAACGCAAGTTAATAGCGCTGATATATTACCTATTGTTCAGACAGGCACTACAAAACAAGCTACTTTTTCTTTAGTTACTACTTTAGTTGGAACAGGTTTAGTTATTAGCGAATCACAAGTTACTAATCTAACTTCTGATCTCGCAGCAAGAATGTTAAAAGCGAACAACTTATCAGATGTGACTAGTGTTCCAACATCCAGACAGAACTTAGGAATTGGTCCGCTATTAAATGGGCAATTAATTATTGGTAGTACTGGTTTAAATCCTGTTTTAACAACACTTACTGGTGGAAGCGGTGTATCTATTTCTAATGGCGCTGGATCAATCACTATTTCAGCCTCCGGTGGCGGTATTGGTTGGACAGATGTAACGGGAACGTCAGCAACAATGAATGTTAATTCTGGCTACATTGCTGACAATGCTGGTTTAGTTACTCTAACAATGCCAGCGACGGCAAGTTTAGGGGATGCAATTAATGTCATGGGAAAAGGCTCAGGCGGTTGGACAATAGCACAACCAGCGGGCGTTACTATTCATGTGGGAAGCTCAGCAACAACTACAGGAATCACTGGAAGTATTTCTTCAACTAATCAATGGGATTCAATTGAATTAGTTTGCGTAACTGCTAATACAACCTGGGCTGCATTAAGTGGTCCTCAAGGCGTTTTAACAATAGCTTAAAAGGGTAATAGTTAATAATTAATAGTTAATAGTTTAAAGGAATAAACTATGGCAACGAATAATGCAATTAATGTAAATTCATCTTCACCATTAGCCGCTACTAGCGGTGGAACAGGAGTAAGTAACTCGAATACGATTACTCTTGGTGGAAATATATCAACAGCTAATAGCTTTACAACTTCCGGTAATTTCGCGCTTACTTTAACTCAAACTGGCGCAACAAATGTAACGCTTCCGACTTCCGGCACATTATCCACTACCGCAACAACCGGAAGATTCTTAGGCTTTCTGATTTTTAATTCTTCCGGAACTTACACTCCTTCGGCAGGAGCCGCCAAAGCATTAGTTCAATGTTGGGGAGGTGGCGCTTCGGGCGGCGGTAGTATGGCTGGCGGCTCTGGCGGTGGAGGCGGCGGTGGTGCTTATGCAGAAGGTTATGTTACAGCAAGCTCTCAAACAGTCACTATTGGTGCTGGCGGAACTGGAATTGCAGCCAATACAGCAACCAATGGAAATGCTGGCGGCGACACTTCAGTTGGTTCTCTTGTTATTGCAAAAGGAGGATCGGCTGGGATTGCTACTAACGGCGCAGGTGGTGCTGGCGGAAGCGCTGGTTCATCCACTGGTACGCTAACAATTTCAGGTGGAACAGGAGGAGCTGGTTTTGCAGTAATTTCAGGAGCAGGTGGTGGTGCTCCAATAATGGGAATTAGTGGCTTTTTGAGTGCAGGCGCTAACATGCCAGCCAATAGCGGAGCTGGCTCAGCTGGAGGAACTTCTGCTGTTGCATCAGGAAATGGTGGTTCTGGGTTAGTGAGAATATACGAGTTTACTTAATTCTTTGCCTAACGGCTTGGAACGTACAGAGGCTTCGGTCGCTGAGCCAGCATAGCAAATCAGCGTTCTATAATCTGATAACAACATGGAGGTTGTTATGACTACAAAGTTTAATATGACGCGTGACATTAATGGCTACAATGGATTTGGCCTTGTATTTAGTGACACTAATTACAAAACAACTCTTTCTACTGGCGTAGCTCAGTCTCTTACTGTACCAAATTCAATACCTTTGGGCGGTGCTCCTACTTCAGCTAATTTACATTTAATCGCTGTTTTTTCTTTTGAACCAGGAACTCGTGTGTGGGTTGCTAATGGAGCAACTGCCGTAGTTCCTACCGGCTCTTTTGTAGCAACAGCTTCCCAATTAAATCCGGCAGCAAGAGATGTTCAGGCTGGAGATGTATTGAGTTTTATTACTAATGATACAACTGCCGATGTGAGCGTGGCCTTTTATGCGATTCAGTAATCATGCTCTAGATGATTTAGTTCATTCGCCATTAGTATTTTCGCCATTCGATGCTGATTTGAATAATCAGGCAGGTGCACCAGGAATTAAAAAATTAATTGCAACAGAAAGTTTTACTAATATTTCTACTGAAGATGGAAAGCTTCTTGAAACGGAGAGTTAATCATGGCTGATCAAATACCTATTAGTGGATTGCCCGCTATTGTAACACCCGCTACGACAGATATATTTCCAGTAGTTCAAGCGGGTACTACTTATAAAGAATCTATTGCTCAGTTATT